TTTAGCCATGTTATACCCTCCTTACATATCCCCGAATAGTAAAAATGCCGTGATACCAGTCAGACTGATCTTGCAAAACGATTAAATTTTCTGTTCGCAAATCCGCTGGTAGCGCGGCCTCTATAAGTTCCGATATTTCGAGCACCTCTTTTTTGCCCCGATAGGAGCTCCAAATATGCAAATCTACGCTGATCTGGCGCTCCGTATCGTCGACGAGCGACCCCTCGAGAGCCTGAATGGTATCTATTACGATGTAGGGTCCCAGCTGTTCTTCCGGAACCATATCAAAAACGCCCGTGACTTTCGCCACGAGCGCCGGATCGCCTGTAAGCAGGCTGTATATTTTTTTTTGGAAATCAATATATGTTGTCATTTATCACCGCCCCTTGTTAGTAGCGGTTACGTTTTATTTAATTGCATTTAACACAACGTTTTTTAGCCGCTCTTCTATGTCTTTTTCGTGTTTTCGTGCAGACGGATAAAAGAAGGGGTGAGGCTTCGCGCCTATCTCTTTTTTGTTTTTTTTCGACTTGCGCCGCGTTCCAAATTCGACGTACGTGGCATAATCAACATTTACTCCTTTTACTTTCCCACCTGCATAAATACTCGCGATTAGCTTTTTTCTGCTTACTCGCGCGCGAATTGTAGAAAAAAGTTTCATTGTTCTAATAGGAACTGCCATTCTCATGTCATCCACGATGTCATCGGTTTTTTCTTTTAAAACTACATAGGCTTTTTCTTGTATTTCATCGCGGGCCTTGCGCAAATCTTTCATGACATTATCAAGGCCTTGTATGTGTATATCCATTTCTACACTTCCAATACGCAATCAAAATCTACTGCTTCGTACCCAAGCGGCCTGCATGTTTTTACAGAAAGCTTCCAATCACGCCAAAGGCAAAAATCATTTATCCGCACCGCTAATGTTTCAGCATTCTGCCGGACCCGCACGACATGTGAGCGAATTTCAGTATCTTTCATCGCTACTACACCGTCTTTTGAGGCCGGAACTTTCACGCTTGCCCACGCGGTGGCAATTGTTTTCTCCGTTGTCTCCCAACCGCCCATACCGTCTGAAACCCGTTCTTCCCGCGTGAAAACTACCTTGTCACGCAAATCGCCGGCCCGCACGTCAATACACCCTTTCAAGGTCGAGCAGTTCTTTTACACCGAACGGAAGAACCGCCATTTTCTGATCGTCTACAGCCTCGCGATTGCTGTACAAATGCCCCACAAGAAGCAAAATTGCCTGTTTAACCGGTGTTGGAGTCTCGGCAATATCGGCATATCCGCACGTAGCAGTTATTTTCACTTCTTCGCCGGGACAGACACTACTAAAAATTCTTACTCGCCCTAGCCTATCAAAGGAAAAATCTGTTTCACCAAGAGTCACGTCGCCAACCGAGAGCGTTTTTATCGCCGACACTGGCGCAAGTGGCAGCCGCCACGGGGATATAAAATTATCGTTTATAAAAATTATATCGCGCTGAGCGTATACCCGCCCCTGGTATTGCTCGCAATATCGGGTGGCGGCGGGGATCAGGGAGGAAATGTAAGAATCTTCATCGGTGCTGAGAACACGAAGATGAGCTTTTGCTTCTTCAAGCGATATTGGATAAACAGCAGGCGGGGAATCAATAATTTGAAACATTTCACCACCACCTCATACAAAAATAAGGGGCCCGGAGGCCCCTTCCATTTTTAGGTTGCTGAAATAATACCCACACCCTTTAGAGCGGCAATGACAGCATTGAGTTTCGTGGCAATAGAAGCCAAATCCGCCTCGATCGCCGCCGCCTGCGCCGCCGTCATATCAGTTCCTGTATCAACATCAGTCAAATCTGTGGTAATCGCCAGATCGGCAATATTCGCGGCTTGTATTCCTTCCGCCGATATAATCCCTCCAGTAGCGATATCGATTTTCCCGCCAGATTCAACATTTAACGTGCTTCCATCCACCACATCAATTTTGCCACCGGCAACAGTGCTGATGGCAGAGCCATCTTCAAACTCCACGACCCCACCATTTTTCACATATAAGCTACCGCCGGAATCAATTACAATTTTTTTACCACCTTCAAGATATATTGTTGTAATTCGATTGCTCATATTTTTCCACCGCCTAAGCTACGCACTTAACGAGTTTTATAGCTTCGGAATCTTTTAGGAAGCCACCAACTCGTTTTGTGGCATAAAAGCTAACGTTGGGCTTTGCAGTGTATGGATCACGAAGCATACGAATACCCATGCGATCAACGATCGTATACCCGGCCTTAAAATTACCAAACGCGATCGGGAACTTATTCGCGCCCACGCTGGGCATTTCGTCGTCTTCGACCACAGGGTAGCCAAACAAGCTAGAAGGCTGGCCTAACTGGAGTCCCGGTTGCCAAATATAATTTCCTGCAGCGTCTTTCCACTTCCGGATCGTGGCAAGGGTGAGAGTATTCATGAGCCAGCTTGCCCCTACCCGGTGCCCTTTCTTAAGCGCGTAAATCACATCGACAAGCAAGTCGGGCTGTTCTGTAGATGGCAGGTTATTCGCAACACCAGTTTTTATGTACTGCAATACACCAAAGTCACGAGTTTTATCGGCAGTGGCAACAGGAGTGCTGGCAGTAAGGAAGCCCTTCGGTTTGTTCGTACCGTCCCCGGCAATAAACGCGGCGTTTTCGTACTCTGCAAAAGTACTCGCAATCTCCCCAGCAAGCCAAGACTCGACATTGAAAAAGATGTCATCAAGGGCTCGCTGTGTTGCCTGTGGATTAGCGTAAATTTCGCCCATCACAGGCTCAACTTTGTAAAGCCCGGGGGAGTTCGTTTTAGTTCGTTCTGTTGTTTCCCCGACCCAACCTGCAGAAGCGCCGTGGGCGTTTATAAGCTCGGAATATGTTTCGCCACCGATTGTTATTACCCGGCACAAGCTACGCATAGGATTGAGTTTTGTAAGCAAGTTATAAATTTCTCGCCCTAAAACTGTAGGCACTGCGTACCCGCCGTCAGCCGGCGTACCGACGTTCACGTCTTTTTCTTCAAGCCCGCCAACTTCGCCTTTGCGGAGGAATTTATTAAAAGCTTCCTGGTACTCTTTTTCTTCTTTCTCTGCCCCGTCGCCTGTAAATCCAGGAGTATTCAACTTTGCCTCAAGCTCGCCTTTTTCTGTTTCAAGGCGCTGAATTTCTTTCTCAAGGCGTGTCAGTTTTTCCTCGAAATCTGCTCCAGATCCGCCCTTTTTAAGCTCATCAAGGCGCGCGTCGTTCGCTTCTTTGTATTCCTCAAATGCTTTTTGCAATTCGGCAAAAAGGTCTTTAAGTTCGTCCATAGATTGCTACCTCCTTAACATTGAGCCGCGCTTTGCACGGCTTTAATAAGATTTTTCATTTCTTTCACTGCCGCGGCTTTCTCTGCTTCTCGCAGGGAGAGCGCTTTTAGCTGGGAAATAATCCCCTTCGCCTCGCTCCGGGAAAGGCCTGCTTCCCGCAGGTATTCTTCCACGTCGCGAACGCTCTCAAGCTCGCTGATCGCCTCTTTCACATCGCTTATGCGGGCCTCGTCATTGGCGGGAAAAGTCACCAATGAAACCTCCCACAAATCTATCTCTGTAAGTTTTCTAAATTCTTTATCATTAGCCTTTGCCCATTCATATTTTTTAAGCATGTATCCAATCGAAAGCCCGTTAAGCGCGCCTGCTTTCAAAAGAGAGTACGCTTCCCTCGCTCTCGTAACACCATCGATAAGTAATTGTCCAGTTGCAAGAAGCCCTTTTTTATCTTCCTTAAATCCTTGCCACACGCCAATGGGCTCATGAGTATTATGTTGCCAGAGAAGGGCAGGCATTTTGCTTGCCAAGCTTTTTGTAAAAGCACCTGGCATAACCATATCACCGTATGCGTCGATATTTCCGAAAACTGACGCATACCCACTAAAAACGCCCGCCTCGGTGATTTCCTTCACCTCGAACGGACAATAAAGTCTTTTCGTATTCAATTTATTTTTTCCCATCTTGCTTTTTGTCTCCCCCCTCTTCTGTTTTGTCGTCACCTGCCATGTTGAGCGGCGTTAAATAAATGTCGCCACCCTCGCGCGGGTTCATATTTTCGAGCGCTCTCACTTCGTTCGGGCTCAAAAAACCGTTCATAATGCCTACTTGATAATTTTTATAGCGAGTTTGACTGTCGCCACGCAGAAGCCCGTTTACAACAAATTCCGCGTAAAGATCAGTCTCGTTTTTGGGAATCAGATCTCGTGCAATTGTTGTTTCGAATCGACGTAGCCACGGCATGAGCGTATAAACCACAAAATTGATACTCATTGCCTCTATGCCCGAACCCCATGTTGTATCTTTTTGATTGTTCTGAATCATATGAAGCGGCACTCTATAAATTCGTGCAATATCCTCTACTTGGAATTGGCGCGTTTGAAGATATTGGAGATCTTCATTTGTGAGTGCTATTTTTTCGAATTTCGCACCTTGATCTAAAACCGCCGTACCGCCTTGCCCACCAGAACCGTATGTTTGATTCCACGAATCGCGGATTTTCATTATCTGTTCCAACGAAAGCGCGCCGGGTATCGAAAGAACACCGCTTGGATTAGCGTTGTTTTTCATTTGCCGGCTTCCCAACTTCATCGCAGCAGTAGCAAGGCCAATCGTGTCACGGTGATAAGCGATTGGGCTTATGCCCTCGTAGCCGTTCAGCGTTCTGTAGCGAAGATGGAAAATATATTTTTTATCGACAACTTTTTCAGAACCATCGGGGAAGTGAATTGTGTACTCCAAATCCCAGTTATCGCGCTGTCGTACCGTTACGGAATCTGGGTGTATAGGTAAAAGCTTATAGATTTTTTTATTGGAATTATCCATAACTTTGTAACAATACGCATTGCCCCGAAGCGCCAATTGCTGTATCAAATTTTCTCGGAACTCGAAAGGGGTCATCCATTCATTTGGCGCAACTGAAAGCAGGTTCCAAAGCCAATGGTCACGAGCCTCTTCGCGCCCGTGAGATCCTCGATGTCGATACAACTTGAGCGGCAACATTGCCACGGACTCAGCGAGAATTCCCACACACGAATAAACAGCAGAACATTTGAGCGCTGTTTCCGGCGTGATTGTTTCGCCGCTTTCTGACTCCGCGCCATAACGTAAAAGATCGAAAACTCTAGGTTCACTTTTTAACAAAAGGCTTATTAACCCCTTCGTGATTTTTTCTTTTAAAAAGCCCATTCTGCCTACCACCACCTTTACGGGCGAATTTTATAAAAAGGCATAAAAAAAGCCGGCGCATTTGCACCGGCTACACTTCATACCCCCTCTTGACTCAGATGGGAACAAATCACAAAATAACCAACCCTCTTTCCTGATACACATTCGGCTCTTCCGGTTTCATGGAGTCGCGCGCCCCAATCGCAATTACCAGCGAAACAATGGGGTCGATTCGCTCTGTGGATTTTTCTTTCGATGGGCGAATATTTTCCGAAGCATCGGAGATTGTTACAACGTTATCCGCCGCCCATGTTAAAACGGGGTTCCCAGCGTGTACCAGCCGCCCCCCAACAACGAGCCGTTCTAGCTCCTTCGAGGGGGCCGACATGCCGGTCATCGACTGCCTTATTGGGATTGTATCTATCCCATTTTCTTCTATTTGGATCATTAGTTGAGTTGCGCTGTATCGGTCGAATCCGATCACCTGCAAGTGTGGATAAAGTTCTTTGATCTCCAGTATTTTATGAAAAATAAAATCATAGTCAATTACATTCCCCGGTGTTGGGGACAAAAAACCCTGCTCGATCCACAGGTCATATGGCACTTTATCGCGCCGAACCCGATCCATAAGGTTCTCATCCGGGCACCACGACCACGAAAGAACGGGAACAAACCCCTCCTTATCAGCTTCAAAAACAAGCGAAAAAGAAGAAAGGTCAGTGGTACTCGACAGGTCAAGTCCGCCCCAACAGTGGCGCTCCGCCAAATCGGCCGGCAGATTGCCGCCGCAAGCATTCCATTTTTCCGGAGAAAACCAACGGGTTTCGGCGCGTGTCCAGATGTTGAGCCGATACCGCTTGAAGGTGTTCTGCTTCGCCGGACTCTCTTGCGCCTCTTTGCATTCTTGCGCAAAATCCGCCTCTTTGATTGTGTACCCCAAAGACGGGTTCGCCATGTACCACGCCTCCGGCGTTCTCCAGTCTATTTCTACAACATCGCTCACGCGCGCCTCAGCGTCTTCCCAGTTCGTGGAGGCTATATAAGCAAAAAAAGCGTCGTCGTCAACAACTCCCTTTAAAACCTTTCGCGCGTATTCGTGCTGTTCCCAACAAATGGAATGCCTGTCAAAGCCCGCCGTTGTAATAGAGATTATCAGCGGTTGCTCGCGTGCCGCCCCACCGTATCGTAGCGTATCCCAAAGGTCACGAGTTCTTTGTGCGTGCAATTCATCAAAAATTAACCCTGATATGTTCAGGCCCTCTTTCGTCGGAACGTCAGCTGACAAAGCCCGATACACCGAACCTGAGGCATAATGGACAATCGTATTTTTCGAAGGCACTATCTTAAGCCGTTTGCTTAGCGGCTTGGAAGCTCGAACCATTTTTTCAGATTCTTTAAAAACTATTTTAGCCTGATCCCTATCAGCGGCGGCGGTGTAAACCTCCGCGCCACGCTCCCCATCTGCCATGAGCAGGTAAAGAGCGATTCCGGAAGACAATGTTGATTTTCCATTTTTTTTAGGGATTTCAATATATGCTATCCTAAATCGCCGCGTTCCGTCTGGCTTCTTCCAGCCAAGGAGCGGCGCTAAAATATCGTATCGTTGCCAATCAAGTAATTTAAAAGGTTTGCCGGCCCAGCGCCCTTTCGAGTGCTTTAGATATTTTTCAAAAAAGCGAAGAACTCTTTTGGCCGCCGCCTCGTCAAAATAACAACCATGCTGTATTGCCGCTTCGTCTTGTGGCGTTATGAAAAGCTTATCTACATTAAATTCAATGTCGCTTTTACGAGCCTTCGGGTCAGGTAAAAACCAACCATCGACAAGACTTTTAGGGGAAGATACACGGCTCACGCAAAATCAGCCTCGAAAGGATCATCGTTATCTTCACTTGGGAGACTGATTCTCCCGCGGCTCGACGGGGTAAGCCCCAACTCCACACAAGTAGATTTTATGATCTGTGCGTAGTCTTTTGCGATATTCACCTCGGGCCTTTTTACAGTGTTCGTTTCGCCGGCCTTGTTTGTATACTCATACGTGGTTCCAAGCTCTGTAAGAATCGCTTCAGCTTCAGCAAATCGCGCGTACGCCTGACAGTACAGCGCAACCACCGCCATGTCGGCGTGAGTTAAAAGTCCGATGGCGTCTAAAATCGGACAAATCCTTTTCCACTCTTTCTTTGCGGCTTTATTTAGCCACTTAGGGCAAGGCGGTATTCCGCTTTTTGGTTTCGGCTCGTTCTCGTTCAAAGGGCGATTGCCCGGATTGCCCTCCAGTTTTTTCATCACCGTAGGTTTCGGTTTTCTCCCTGGTACCGCCATGCCTTCACCTCCCAAAAGTTAATATTCTAAAACGCTATATCATTTATAAAAACTAATTTACCCCTTTATGTTACAATTCGCAAACGCTCACGCCTGACTCGCCTCGGGGTTCCTCATCGAAAGGCTTCAG